GTATCTAGAACTGAAACAGCTGGTCCAACTACGTCTCCTGTTCCTGCTACAGTTTGAAATGTTAGAGCTCCTGCTCCATCAGTAGTCAGTACTTGTCCAGCTGTTCCATCAGCAGTGGGAAATGATAAGTTGTTTATTTTATCTGAAAACAATGATTTTGCAAGAATATTATCGCTTACATCATCTTTATACAATTTTAAATTGCTTCCCATTTATTATATGACAAAAAAAAAAGAAAATGTCAAGAAAAGAATTTGATTCTTACGAATTAGAACAATATAATCTCATAAAAGAGATTAAAAATGAAATAATACGTTTGTTACAAAAAAAAATAGAATGTCCATGGGAATCTGATAAAATAGATGTATATCTGTTTGCATTAAAAAACGAATATAAAAAACTAAAAGGAGAAAACTTTTATTTAGGAGAAAAATCATCTTTACATAACACTTACATACAAAAAAAACATGAAGAGATAAAAGAACTTAGATTGTTCAATAAGGTTGAAAAGTTTAAAAATAAGATACCGATTCCTAAAAAAGAAAAAAAAGATGGTTTATATCCATCAAAACCTTTATATTTTTATCCAGTTTATGAATCTATTGGAATTTTAAAAGATTCTAAATTAATATTGATGATTTTTAATTCTTTTGAAGATTCCTTATTATCTATACCAGATCAATCAGATATAAAAAGTTATATACCAAATCCGAATGAATTAAAAGCCGTCTTATATCCACATCAAATATATGCATTAGTATGGATGAAGATGAGAGAAAGTAAAGAACCTGCAGGAGGAATACTTGCAGACGATATGGGATTAGGTAAAACTTTGACCATGATATCTTTAATTGTAACTCAAAAAAAAACATTATTGAGAATAAAAGGAGATAAATATGAAAAGTTTTGTTTAAACAATAGGTTGATATCTTCTAGAACAACACTTATTATTTGTCCAAATTCATTGTTAGATCAATGGGAAAACGAAATTAGAACCAAAGTTAAAGAACAATATAAACTGAAAACTTATATATATCATGGTCCTAACAAGATTCAAGATCCTTTCTTTTTGGTCAAATATGACATCATAATAAGTAGTTACAATACAATAATGAGTGATGTAAATCTATCAGAAGACAAAAAAGAGGATTCTAAATGGGAAATTCAAATTAGAAGTGATAGCGTTATATCATCTATAGCGTGGGAAAGAATAATATTAGATGAAGGTCATTTAATCAAAAACCCATCATCAAAAATAAGTAGAGCTGTATGTAGACTTGCCAGTTTAAAAAGGTGGGTAGTTACCGGAACACCGATTCATAACAACTTAACTGATTATTTCTCTTTAATTAAGTTTTTAAGAATAGAACCTTTTTCAGATCTTAAAGTTTGGAAAACAATTATTCAAAACTCGAAAGATAATGATAAAAAAATAAACGTTCTTACTAAAGCATTCATTCTAAGAAGAACTAAAGATCAAAAATGTCCAATTAGAGGAACACCTTTAGTAGATTTAAAATCTAAAAATATATCGATAATACCGTTAGAAATGAATAAAGATGAAAGATGGATGTATAATTATATTTTTAATAGTGTTAAATACGAAGTTGAGAATATATTAATTCATAAAGGTAATCTAGGAGGTATATTACCACTATTTGTAAGATTAAGACAAGTTTGTGTACATTTTAGTTTGATAGATGAGATTTATACCTACGCGGGCTCCGACAAGTATATTAGTCAATCAGAAGTCAATGTGAAGAGCAAAGTCAATATAAACAATGATGAAGAAGAAAACTTTAGTAACAGAAAATATAAATTAAAAATAAATCATCCAACATCTTATCTTTTTGATAAGAGAACCATTTCAACTAAAATAAAAACTATTGTTAGCATAATAACACCAATATTAAGAAAAAGTGATGACAAATGTATAATTGTTAGTTCTTTTAATGGAGGGTTAAGATTAATGAAAATACATTTAAAAATTCCTCTTGATGAGTTTGTAGAGATAACCGGTGATACTAAACTACATGATAGATCTATAAACGTTGAACTGTTTAATAAAAAGGGAGGACCAAGAATAATGTTATTAGCATTAAAAGCCGGCGGAGTAGGTTTGAATCTAGTTGGTGGTAACCATTTGTTCTTATTAGATTTAGCCTGGAACCCAGCTTTAGAAGATCAAGCTTTTGATCGGATTTACAGATTAGGACAGTTAAAAGATGTTCACATTTACAAATTCTATATGACGAACACAATTGAGGAACACGTTCTAAAGTTACAAGAAAAAAAGAAGAAATTGGCTTTAAACGTGTTAGAAGACCACAATGTTGATAAAGGTTTAGATAAACATGAAATAATAAAGATATTTGAGTTGAACATAAATTGAAAATTTATTTTTCTAATTTGAATCTAGAAAAAGTATTCAAAATGGAGTCGCTAAATGTTTTGATTAAAGAAGTAGAAAAACTTTTAGAAGAAGTTCAACTCCCTGATTGTATTTTTGAGGATTTCATAGATAGATTTGATGAAATGTTTGTAAAATATATAGAAATAAGACAATTAATCCAAATTCAAAAAAGAATCTTGAAAACGTTTTAAAATCTCAAAGAGCATGGGCGTATTTAAAAAGGAACAAGAAACATCTGGTCATATCTTCAAAAAAGAGGATTTTTTATTAGAATTTGAAAACATTTTGTCATTGTTAAACTCTTTCAAGTCTATTTATGAAAAATAATCAAAACAAACACTTTATGCTCCAGACAAAAAGTCAGGTTATACCGGTTAAAATTTATTTTTTTTCAACTTTGTAACCATTTATTCTACTTTACACCTAATTGTTCCAATCACTTCGAAATGAATCCTGCATTGGTTGCTTTGATCAAAGAGATCAAAAAACTCGCAATCAAAATTGAAGATTCTGATTTTGAGAGCTTTAACATCGAGTTTGACAAGTTTTACGATTCTTTTCTCAATCTCTTAAAATCTTATATTGAGAAGCTTAACCTTCGGTCTGGCACACAGAGTGTGCCTAACAATGATAATGACAAATATAGTAAAAAAACAATTGAGGAGATTCTTAAAATCCACGAATCTTGGTTTGAATTGAAAAGGGGGCAAGTAATGCTTGGTCAGAATATCAAACCACTAGTTTTTAAAAAAGAATTAGGAAGAGTTTTGAAAATGTGTTCAGTTTTACAACTTATTACGATTGGAAATGAAAAATTAGAAGGATTTAAAAAAATGAAAACGGAATTTCTTAAAGAAGGTTTTAAGTTTAACATTTATACTCTCAAAATCGGTGGAACTCCTGTGTTTAATGATGATGACGGAAATCTAGTTGAAATCGGAGAGACTAATGATAAGAAGGAAACAGACGTTTTTGTTTATGTTCCAGAGGATATGTTCACCGATTCGATGGCAGAGTTAGCTGTGAATGATGTATATGAGGTTATCAAAAACAAAAAATAATCTAATTCTTGTCAAAATTTAGTTTTTAGACTCTGGTAAGTACTCCTTCCAAAATGGAGTTCTTGACCGATTTGTTGATCAAAGACGTTGAAAAACTCTCATCTGAAATCACTGTTTCACAATATGAGACCATCTTATCCAGCTTTGATGAAAGGTATTCCACGTTTATAGATACATTGAAATATTATATTCCAAAGATAAATCATCAAGAAACAAAAAAGAATCTTCAAATTGTCCTGACTTATCACGAAGTTTGGTGGAAAACTAAAAAGGAACAAGAAACATTAGGTATAAACATTTCAAAAGATCTTTTTAGAACACAATTAAAAAATGTTCTTGTAGTTTTAGACTTTCTCAAAACGATTGATATTTGTGAGAGAAATATAAAAAAACTTCAGTCTGACGGATGTTCGCAGCCCAAGAAACTAATTGATGTTTTTAATGGTGTATCGGGAGATTGTAAAATCAGAGTTCTGGTTCTACATTCTGAGGAAAAAATTGATGAAAATCCACGTGTTTATATTAAAACCCCAAATGAAAGAGGTGAATATATTATCATCATTTTGAAACGGGAAGATCAGTTAAGTGTTAAAGAAATGAGAACAATTATTGAACAATCTATTGAGTGTATCAAAAATCGTAAATGAATAAATCATTTTACTAATTATTTTCTTACTTTTTTTGTTTTTACGATTTAATGGAAAGTATTATATAAAAATGAAAATTAACGAACATATCATAATTCTTAACCATAATAGAGAAAAAAACTCCTCATCAGGTACTTTTATAGTTTTAAAAATAAAAAACATTATTTGTGATTTGAATCAATTGATGATTCTGTTTTTAGGAATTAAATGGTTTTATATAACTTCTAATCTAAAAATAGTGTATGTTTACATCGAAAGTAAAAGAATTGACATAATATTAGGTGTAATCTATGTTTTTATACTTACCGAGCGTCGCGTACTTACCGAGCGTCGCGTAAGTATACATAATACTATAAAGGTTTACTTCACTAATGATGTTATTTTGTTTTCATTATGTGAAATGTTATTAAATGATTCCCTTTATAATTCTTTTTTTAACTTATTAGGAGAATCAAAACCATTAAATATCTTAAATTATGAATCTTTCACATCTTTTTAGAAACTTTATGTTTCACATATTTTACCGCATATTTCTCATTCAACATCAAATCATTTATATTTTTATCATTAAGGTATACTTCTGCTAACATTCTACCGAAAGAATCTTGTTTGTCTGTTTTGAACGTTATTATTTTATCTTTAAGAAGAGAATCTAAAAATTCTGTAGCTTTATAAGCATTCTCTTTTTCAACGTTGTTTTTAGAATCTTTTTCTGGAGTATTAATTCTAGCAAACCTAATTTTGTTTAATACGAATTGATCGAAACATTTAAACAAAACTTTAATTGTATCACCATCTATAACTTTTACTACTCTAGCCATAAACTCACCATTAAAACAGAAATTTTTCATTTTAGATACATCGTAATCTAATAGTTCCTGTTCCATTTTTAAGGTAAAAAAATAATTTCATCATTGAAAATCGAAGATTTTCTTTTTAGAATCTAAAGATTCACATTGAAACACTTCGATTTTTTTTGATCTGTTGAAAGCGAATCCATAATTGCAAGCATAATTCTTTTTTTAAATCTCCACTTAATAACTCACCAGATGTATAAGTCCTCCGAATTTCTTCTAATCGTTCATCATCTTCAAGAAAGAATCGTAGATACTGATAAGATACATCAATATCACAATCACCACCTTTTAATCGATGTTCTTCAATAGTATCTCTACCACCAGAAAAAGCAAATTTCTTTATCTCGGTTTCAATTTCTTTAGGCGTTGAAAAGATATTGAGGTTTAATCTATCAGGAGTTGAAAAATATACGATTACCGGTTTTTGATATTTTGGAGCAACATCGCGAGCTATTTTAAAACATTTGTGATAGTATTCGTTTTGTTTATTAGAAATAACTAAAGATGGAACATCTGAATCAAAAATGTGAGGGAATGATGAGGAAAAGCATGGAGCTATTTGTCTACTTGGATGTGCAATATCTTTTAACGTAAGAAGAGTACCAAATTCCCTTTTTATTTTTTTGAAAGTTACTTTCTTTTGAACCTTTATCATATTGCAATATAAAAATGAGTTCATGTAAGACTCGGAAAAAATAAAAGTTTTTTCAGGATTAAATCCTATCGTCATAACATCCTTCTCAACTTTATCATTACTTAATAGAATAATAAGTCGAACTTGAAACGTTTCTTGAAGATATTTTGTAAACATTAGTTGAATTAGAGTTCCCAAATCAATGGAGTCGTCACATAAAATTGTATACAAGTAGAAATCATTTTTCAATATCTTATCAAAATCTCCAAAAGTATATAATAACTTCCGTTTGAATAAGTGATAACTTTTAATTTTATCCATTGAAGAGCTCATACAAGTTCTATTCTTCACGTAAAAAAAATAAATTATTGTCTGGCAGCGTACCGCTACCTAAAAAGAAGAGCGAAGCTCTTCACTCGGGGTAACGCTCAGGTGCCCAGCGGAACCTGAGGGATTCCCCTCGTTGAGGGTCTTCAAGTTTCAATTAGATTACTAAAAATGTATTCCATATATTCGGTTTTAGTTGTCAAGATTCTATTGATCTTGTCTTTGTTTCTTTCAATAAATTGGTGTACTATATTCCAAGCCATATGATATAATGGTATCACTTCATGATAAAGTGTTAATCCCTTATTCGATTGACCAAAATCAACTGATCCTTTTAGATAATGAACGAAAAACTCGTTATCACTCGTTATTAATGGATCAGTTGGAAAATAGTTTTTAAATCTGTTTTTAGATTCGTAAAACACTTTTATGTTTGGATACCTTTTGATACGATTGTTAGTGATTTCTTCTATTAATTTGAAATCTTTGTATATAATGTGTATTTTTTCACAATGATCAAGTATTAAATGGTCTACTATGTTTTTGTATTGATCGAGATCTATCTTAGTCAATTCTATTTGTAAATATGTTGGAGCAATGGTTAAATATGTATTCTTTTTTCGACGAGCAGTCATTGATACTGTTCCTTTTATTTTCAAATACTTAACGGTCTTAATACCTTTTAAATACTTTTTATCATTACAAATGTAGATCTTTGAATCTGTCCCGTGTTTAAAAAACGAAATCTGAATATATTTCATGAACGAATTACGTAAGAATGCCCATTTTACGTGTGAATATGAAAACGCCATATCCATTTTTGAATCACAAACAGCACAAACATTATGAAGATTCAATATTGCTTCTTTGTTACATAGATTACAAATCTTTTGTTTGAAGTAAAAAACATCATGGCTTTTTGATTCACATAAAGCACAATATCTGATAATTCTTTTTTTTCTTTTGTTTATACAAAATTTACAAGAATTCATTAAAAGGGTAGAATCGTTTCTTCCCATTATATATATTCTTGCACACCTGGAACAATTATCTTCAGATATCCTATCATATGTAGAAATATCTAATCCTTTCAAAGTCAAAGACTCGTGAGAAAATATGATGGTATCACATTTGATTTTAGGATTGTTACTCGATCTCAAAATGATTTGATAAAACCTTTGACATACCAATTTCAAATTGATGTAGTCATTGATCTTAAAATATGAAAAGAGATGTCCAAGTTGGTATGCTGAAAGTGAATCCATAATTGCGAGCATACGATTAAATTGATAAACAAACAAAAAAAATATAAATTTTGATATTATTCGAGATAATCATTGAAAATATATTTCATTGGCGAAAGTGAGTTCATTATGAATTGAAGACTCAATGTCAGACTGATGGTTTCGCCACCCAATAATCTCTTCATCTGTTAATTCAAAAATAAATTGTTAACAATCTCACTGTTTCTACCTGTTCTATTATTATTTCACGTATTTCATTATCCAACTCTTCTAATTGTAACAATTCTTTCGCCTTATCACAATAATCTAATATTTTTTTATCTTTAATAGATTTTCTTTCAACTTTTATTCTATCTCTTTCAATTCTTCTTTTAATTTCTGAATCTTTATCCCAATGCAACTCTTTTATCTTTTCCAATATTGTTTCTCTAGTTATACCCATACAAAACTGGAAACCTGTGTGACGCTCGGCAGATACGCAGCTACGTAAGTTTTCTATTAATATTTGTGGTAAATAGTACCCAATAACAATTTTATTAGAAGCGGAAGCAAGATTATCTTCAACTTTACGAATCATTTTACGATCTTTTTTACTTATTTCATTTTTTTCTTGTTCTATTTCTTTTGGTAAGTTGTCACGAATAAAACGTTGAATAGCTTTTGACAACATATGTTGTTTTAAATGACAATTGGTTTTTGGATTGATATAAACTTCTAATGAGATTATAAATTCCAAGTTGAATTGTTCAATGTTTGTTAAACATTTTTTAAAATCTTTCTCAAAAACTGATCTCATTTGTATATTGTTAGATAAACATCTCAATAATATACCAGATCCACAAAAATACTTTACAATTTCATTTTTGATCATATTAAAGGGGTTATTTTCAAAAGAAAGACTCGTTGGAACTTCTTGTGAGAAGTTTGCTAGACTATCTAATAGATTTTGTGTACAAACATCGCAATTAATATGGAATCCTTTATAATGATCAGAATCCTCTGAGATTCTTACTAAAGTGTTATCCATCATAAATTTGGGACTTCCAAACATTCTAAAGTTTTGACAACTTTCAGAATATACTGAGGTATCGATAATTGATAAAAAGTTTTTAGGCAGATTTAACACAAATTTTTTACATTCTTTCATACTTTTAAACTCAATCCCGTGAACAATTAAATGTTTTGAAAACTTGATTCCTCTTGTAGAATCGAGTTCAATTACTCTGACGAAGGAGTAACCTTTAGTCTGGGCAGCGTGCCGCTGCCTACTCCGAGCAAAGCTCTTCGCTTCTTTTTTTAGATGTTCTGTTAGTTCTATAATATCTTTTTCATAATCTCTTTTATAATACTTCGTCATTACATCTTCTAGATCTAAATAAAGACGAAATGATCTTCCAGGAGAAAATATTTCGTGCCAAGTTTTCATCGTTTTATCTGAATCAAAATGGTTTCTCATTCTAATAAAGTAATGAGGAAAGTGTTTCCATGATGTTACAAAAAACATTCTATTTCCCTTTTCATTATATTCTAGAGCAAAAATCATCGGATCTAAAAACTCTGTTGATGTTATCCAAATCTCTTCAAATGAAAATGATGACGATATTCTACATTCGATAGGATAACATTTACATTCTTCCCATTCTTTAGAAAGTTCGTTAAAAGAGGTGAGTTCATCACAAACGTTTTGTGAAGACATGATTTTGGTTTCTAATTCTTAAGACAAAAAAAATTAAATTAGGAGAGTTTCGATGTGAATATAAAGATTCTAACTTTCAGTCTGGGCATTGAATCCCGAAGGGATTCTTTTTAGAAGAGCGAAGAGCTCCCTCGTCGGAGTAGGCAGCGGCACGCTGCCCAGACTA